TGCCGCCGTTGAAGGTGGCGTATCCTGGGCCGATGATGATGTTGGAGGAGTTCATTGTTTTTTACCTTTCTCGTTGTAGAAGACACCGGCCCCTCACCCCGGCCCTCTCCCGGTGGGAGAGGGGGAAGCGAGCGGACGTTTTCGTTTTTTCGTTCTTCATTCTGCGTTGCTCATTTTGTTTTATGGTGCGGTGGCGGACCAGACGTCGGAGCCGATGTAGGCGGGGTTGCCTTGCCAGACGCCGTTGACGAAGGCGCCGATGTAGGCGGCGGCGAGGATGGTGGCGCCGCTGGGGACGGCGACGGGGGCGTTGTAGGGCTGGCTGGTGTTTGGGGTGTCGCCGGGGTTTGCGAGCCAGGGGCCGGGGAGGGATCCGTCCGTGGTATAAAAAATGACGGCGCCGTTGGTGGCGCAGGCGAGGGAGGCGTTGTCGCCGGCAAAGGAGATGGTGGGGGCGGCGACTTTGGCGGGCTGGTCTTCGGCCAGGCGGAGGCGGATTTGGATGCGGTAGCCGTAGGCGCCTTTGCGGTCTTCGATGGGGTCGAAGCCGTCCACGTACATGTTGCCTGAGCCGATGCCCTGGTTGAGCCATTGGTTGAGGAGGAACCAGATGATGACGAGGATTTCCTCGGCGGTGATGTTGGCGCCGTTGGTGGCGACGAGGTTTATATCGTCCTTGGACAAAATATCGAGCCAGATGAGAGCGTCCATTTGGGCGCCGGGAACGTCGGCGTCTTTGGAGGGGTCGGCGGCTGGGAGGTTGACGAGGACGCCGGCGCCGACTTTTCCGTTACGGCCTGCGAGGTGGGGGATGCTGCGCTGTGCGATGGCTTGGGTGACTTGGAAGCGGTGGGAGACGATGCTGACATAGTTCAAGAGCGGCTCGGAGAGGAGCTTGCCGGTGATGGCGTCCTGGAAGCGGCGGATGAAGGTGGTGTCAATCATGGCTGGTGGCGAATTGAGTGATGGCGTCCCCCAGCGCCGGGCCGTATTCCGGCAGGCGATCTTCGATGCCTTTGTGAATCATCAGGCGAGCGGGAAGGTGCATCTGCCTGGTATAACCTCTGACGGCGATGTCGGCGCCGCGGATTTTTTTTCGGCGGCCGAAGACGCGCTGGCGGGAGAAGCTTTGGCGCATATGGGGGCTGACGGTTTCTTCGCCGTCAAAACCGTACTCCAAGGCGGCGGCATAAACGACATTCGTGCCGATGGTGGATTCAAGGCCATTGCCGGCGACAACGGCCTTTGTGGCGCGGAGAGAATTTCTCAATCGGTTACTGATGACGCGCGTTCCTTTCAGCGTTGTGGGGCCGGACTTGGGGAAGCTCATATACGCCGATTGGATGTGAGCGACGGTGTAAAGATTCTGGCGATCCAACTCGCGGGCGATGGCACGCAATAGACCGGCTTTATCCTTGAGCTTGCTGGCGGCGAGCTCGGCTTCGGGCGGGATCGTGATGGAATAGCGGTCGCTCATACGAGTTGCTGGCGGCGGTACCGGGCGAGCATAGCCTTGACCGCGGGCACCAGTTCCAGATCGGCCGGCTCCTTTTGCACCGAGCCGGATTCAGAGATTCTTTCGCCCAATGGGTCGAATTCCTGCCAAACCCGCTTGCATTGGAGAATCCAGGCGAAAAATAAATCGTTCGGCAAAGCGAAGGAAGTTGGCGGCACGGCGGTGGGATAACCCGGATCGGTCGGCTCAAGCTGCTCAAAGAAATAGCCGGCGGTGGTGGTAATTCGGATTTGGTTCCAAAATCGGCCGGCGTCAATGTCGTCCTGCAAATAACACACCCCGCTCAAGGGATTATTGGTTTCAATGATCGGGACGTTTGGCCCGGTGGAAACCCAGCCGACGGCGTTGTCGTAGAGAAATTCGACGAGGGAAATGACCTCCACTGGATACCGCTGGAGGACGAAGCTGGCGCGGTCGCCCTGGCAGACGAACTGATCGCCGACGACGCGTGCGAATTTGTGGTCGCAGAAATTTTCCATCTGCGCCTCCACTCCCTGGCCGAGCGCAATGATGAGAGGGTCCCAGGTGGTGGTGGCCTGCGCGGCTGGCGCCAGGAGTTGCGCCTTGAGCGTGACGAGATTCGATAGGCCGACGTTCATTTCGATTTGCGATTTACGATATACGATTGACGCGCCAGAATTTGTTCGGTGCGGGCGCGGCCGACATTTCTGCCTTCTGCATTCTGCGTTTTGCGTTCGGAGGAAGAGCCACCAGGGGAGGATGGGGGCGGTGCGTGGCGGTGTGGAAACTCACCGCTGCGCAGCATCCTGTCCTCTGGTGGCTGAGTTATCATGCCCGCTGCCTCACTGGCTCTGCGAATCGTAGTGAGTCGAGGCCGTGTACAGCATGTTGGTCGCGTAGGCCGGCGTCAGTTGCAATAGCAGCGGGCGCCCATAGTTGGCGCTGAAGATGTCATCGCCATTTAGGGAGTTCGTCGCCATGCCGACCGGGATAGAGCTGACAGGACCCATTTGGTACAGGTTATCGCCAACGCTGGTGGCAATGCCCCATCCACCGGTGCCGATGACAACGAAGGGCTGGTATTGAGTGACGCCAAAGGTATTTGTGCCAGTGATGTAGGAACCCCATCCAGCCGAGGCTATCGCGTTGGTGTAACACGTCCCGTTGTGCTGCAAGACCAGCCAGCTTGCCCCGGCCAGGCCATTCGTCGAATCAATGAGATTCGTGATGGCGCTGGTCGAGGTATTGGTGGCCATGAGCGTATAGGCCGTTACGCCGCTGCTGAGTTGCAGCGCGGCGGTGTTGGTGTCCGCGCCATAAAACACGTTGATCAGGCGAATTTGGGAATTCGGATCAGCGGGAAATATGATCGTGGACGGGTTGGCTCGATTGCCATACGCAGTCAGGGTGTGATACGTCGGCAGCGCCGCGCTGGCCGTGAGGCACAGCGAAAGAACAGCCAGGATCAACACTGTCGCGGCCCAATGCCACGTATTGCCGGCCAAGGCCCCCTTCGGCCGGTGCGGCACGTGGATGACGCGCTTGGCTTTGTCATCGGGCTTGGTTACGTCAATGGTCACCACGCGGCCCTTGTGCTCGGTGGGCACCGCGGCTACGACCACTTCGGTTGTTTTGCGCGAATCGGGGAGAACATAGTTCACCTTGTCGCCGGCCTTGGGCAACGGATCGGGGTCCGCGCTTAGGTCCACAGTCTCAAGTTTTTCTTTTGCCATAGATTTTGATTTATCGGTTGTGGTTTGCGGTTTTGCCCCTCACCCCGGCCCTCTCCCCATTGGCGGGGAGAGGGAGGGAAAGCGGCGTTAGCTTTAGGCGGCCGGCAACTGCATGGCGCTCATCGCGTCAATGGCCATCGCCTCCACGTCAATGCGCTCCAACGCGCGCATCGCGAGTTCATCCGTCGCGAAGAACACCTCGCGGCTGACCTCGACGCGCACCTGGCCGCGTTCACCCAAGTACCAATACTTCAACGAGCCAAAGAACGCCGGGAAGGTGTTCGGAGCCGCGTTGAGCGTGTAGGGCTGGCCGACGCCGATCCAGCGGATCGGGAACCCGTCGAGCGTGGCCGGCTGGCCGCCGCGCGCCGGGATGTAGATCAACGGCTGGTTCAGCGTATTGAACGTCACGAGCAGCGCCTCCATCGTCGGATTCATGTAGTACGCCGGATCGTCCACCAGCACGGCGGGGTTGACCAACGCCCGCATGGCGCGGAAGTCATTGATCGTCGCATCGGTCGGCACGGTATTGCCGGCCTTCAACTGGTGAAGGTACGTGGGGTTGGCCACGCAATAGTTTCCAATGCCGGTGATGTTCGCGTAGGTCGCGCTGCCATCGCCCAGGAACATGGTCGTGTCTTCGAGCTTGGCCATCTGGCGCGAGATGTAACGCGCGAGGAATTGGCCGAGGGCGATGAACGTGTCCTCTTCAAGTTCGGTCGGGATGCGAATCAAACCACCGCACTTGTTCGCCGTAAAGGTGACGAGCGCGGCCGTGACTTCCTTCTCGCCGATCTGCTGGCTCATGCCGGCAGTACCAGCGCCCAGGAAGGAGAACGCATCTTCGCCCGCTTGCAGGCGAGGCAGTTTGACGGTACCCGCGCCGAGCGGCCAAACGGTGGCGAATTGCCGGGCCTGACCATATTTCCAGACCAGCTCAACGATCTGCGGCATATAGATCACGGGCAACGGTATGTCCGTAGGCGTCAATGCGCCGCCCGCCCGCTGCTCAATCCCCAGCGCCTTCAGGAAATACTTCGCGTCCTTTCCCATGATTTCCGCGGCCATGTTGACGAGCGGTTCCCAGGTGCGCTGCTCGCGGCTGACCTGGCGCATGGCGTTCTCGCCCAGTTGCGCGGCTTCGAGCACGAGCACGCTCGTAAGAGCCTTGGCGCAATCGTCCGTGACAAATGGGACGTTGCCAACCCATCGCACGCCGGTCTGCGAGCTGTGCGCGATTTGCTTGCGGAGTTTGCCGATGGTTTTCTCGGCTTCATCCACGCGCTTGCGTTCGGCGCCGAGCAGCTCGGGCAATTTCTTGATCGCCGCAAAACCGCCCTCCACGGCCGCCAATTCCCTGAGGCCCGGAATGAATTCCTTGATGCCGCCCAGGTCTTTGAGCAGCGTCTCGAACTCCTTGATCTGCTCGGCCGTCAAGCCGATGGTTTCATACACGTAACCGCGCCGCGGCTTGCTGCGCGCCAATTGCACCAACTGCCAGCACGCCACGATGGCGAAGCAAACGCACGCTGGAGCACCCAGCATGAACATAGCGAAGCACATCACCAGCACAGCCAAAAGCGCCGTCAGGTGCCGATACCGACTTAAGAACTTTTTCATTTTGGATTTTAGAATGTTTGGTTGATGGTTTTACCGGGTCCACCGCTCACAGGCGGTGATGACGAATTGCAGGGTCCGCACATCGTTTTCCCCCGCACTCACTGTGCGCGATGTAGTGTCAGGGGCCGCGCTGCAAAATTGTTTCAGGAACTCATGGAGTTCCGTTAAATCCTTGCGCCCAATCGCGCCACTCTTGAGCGCCGCGCCGATGGTCGCGCCGGGATTGGCCGGCACTACCACGATGGACTTCTCCAAAAGTTCCTGCTTCGTGTAAGTGCGGTCCGGCTGGCCGGACTCGTTGCCATTGGTCCATTCCAGCGGAATGAAGCCGACGGACATGGATCGGATGAAGCCGCCCTTGACCATCTTGTAGGCCAGGTTGCCGAGCGGATTCTCCACCGCGAACAAAACGCGCGCGCCGAGCCGGCCGCCGGCCACCTGCTGGTCCGCCGGGAGAATGTCCCGGCCCAGCACTTTGCTGATGGACGAATAATCGTGGCAGTCTGGCACCACCGGGTTGGCCATAAAATTCTGGAGCTGCCAGCCGTCCTGCTTGATGCACTCGTTGTAGCGGTCCACGGTATCATCGCTGGCCACCATATCCATCACCGGATCGGTGCCGGGAAAATCCTTCCAGGTGCAATGCAGTCCGCCGCGGATGCCCTGGCGGCCGTCCCGGAGGGTCACCAGCCGTCCGGAGAACTCTTTCTCTAAGTTTGCTTCGTTCCATTTCATAGGTTTTGATTTTGGTCACCAGGGGTTGTTTTTGGCCATTGCAACGCCTTGGACCCGCCTTGCAACGACGATTTATTTGCGGATGGGGAATCCGGCCGGGGGCGATCCTGGGGGCGCAAATCGAATCGCAGGCGCTTTCTCATTTCTTCGCCTCCTTGCCGGCTTTCGCCTCGCAAAATTCCTGCCAGGTCAAAAACTTCACGGGCTTGGCGCCCTTGCCTGGTTCTATGGCGTAGCCGCAGCAATGGCAGTTGATCGTCTCGCTGGGATCGCCGGCGGGATCACCGGGGTAGTCGCAGCCGTTCGGCCAGGTGTCGTCAATGGGTATGCCGCCGTCCTTGGTCGAGATGGCTTCATTGGCGTAATGCGTGGCTCGCGTGGTCTCCAGATGCGCCGTGAGCCAGCCCTTGTTCTCGATGCCCGCTTGGGTCATCGCCATTTGACGGCCGCCGTTCACCGCTCCGTTGGTCTCCGTCATCGCAATCGTCGTGGCTCGCGCCTTGCCGGCGGCGGAATAAACATCATTCACCCGGTCGCGTAATTGGGAAATCGAATCGCCGGCGCTCAGCCCGTCGCTGAGCGTGGCCTTGAGCGCATCCCATGTCGTCTCGTTGATCGAGTCAATCGCCTTCTTGCGTTTGGCCAGATATTCCAGCGCCTCGGTCGGAGGCAGATCGAAATCCACGCCGGCGCTGATTTCCTGCATGATCTGCGCGCCGCCAAATTCCAGGTCCGTGCGGATGGAGGGATCGAGCTTCTGGTGGAGATAGAGGTTCTCCATCATTCTGTCCCAGAGATCGTCTATTGATTTCTTGCGCGTGTCCTGCGCGGAAAGGACGCTCTGATTCACCTTGGCCAGCTTGGCGAGCACGCGCCCGCGCTGCTCAAAGAAAAACTTCCGCATCCGGCCGGC